TGGGGCAATGATTGAAAACCTTTGGCCAACGCCTGTGTTGATTGATAAAGCTCCGTGGTCTGACTCACAAGTTGAGCAACTCCGTGGTTTTGCTGTCGAGCGTTTCAAAAACCACAAAGCCAATCCGCCGGAGCATTCTTTGCCCGATGTCGACGTGAAGCTAAGAGTTCAGTTGAACTTGTTTCACTCAATCCATGAGAAGCTAGCTCCCCCGGTTTGGAATCAATTTCGCCATTGGGTTGATATGCTTTATCGGAGCTATCTCGCCCAAGCACACGGGCTCAGAAACGCTGAAGAGCTTTTGATTGAAGCTCGGTGCATACCGGTTCACTACCAGCAGGGTATGCGCGCGCAGCCTCACTATCACCACACTTGTGACCATGTGTTGTGTCTCTATTTGGATTGTGGCCATGACAGGCGCTCACCCATAGAACGCGATTGGACCGTTGGTGACGGTGAGCTCATTCTTCAAGATCCCCGCCCCATGGCGGGGTTTCCATTTTGGGAAAAGCTGCGCCACATCGAAACCTATCCGGGCCTAGTGGTCATCCACCCCTCAAGGGTTTGGCACGAAAGCAATCCATTTAATGCGCAGGGCACCAGAACGCTGCTTGTTGTCACCCTGCGCGTCGCATCTCACAACTACTGTGAGCTTTATTGCAATTTGTCTAAAAGTGAAGGTGACGTAAATGCTACGAGCATCAGTTGAAGAAATCAGTGAGGAAGAAGTTCTGTTGATTGTTGAAGTCATGGATGGTGAGCGTGTGCGCTCTCGTCGTGAGTACCACTTGGCTAAGTTGCCATTTCAAAGTGCTCAAGAGGTATGCCGTGCCGTTTGTCCTGAGGCATTTCAAGAGACGGATCAGTCGACAGCAAAGGAGATCTCGTAATGGCACGATTACAGTCGAAAGCACACGATCGTCGTGGGCAAGATGTTTCACTCATCTATGACAACCAAACAAGTGAACTGCTTGACTCGGACGGTTCGCCATGGCCATTGCCATATGTGGATAAAAGTTGGAGCGTTGGAGCTATTGAGGCGATTAGCCAATCTTTCCCCGGCGCAAAGTCATCGCCAGTTGTCTTGAAAATTCAGCTCGGTCTCTCGTGCAACTATGCCTGTGACTATTGCAGTCAAAGGTTTGTTCCCCATGGTGAGGAAACGACCAAAGATGATGTACCTGCATTCATGGCCTTGCTTGAGGCTAGTTTGAGTGAGTCTCCGCAACGGATTGAGTTTTGGGGTGGCGAGCCGCTGGTGTACATCAAGACGCTTAAGCCTTTGGCTGAGCAATTGCGCTCAAAGTTCCCAGACGCTTCATTTGGCATGGTGACCAACGGCACGCTTCTCACCCCCGAAATCAATGCGTGGCTTGATGAGATGGGGTTTGGTGTGGGCATAAGTCACGACGGTCCTGGGCAATCAGCACGTGGACCTGATCCGCTGGAGGATGCCCAAGCCAAAGCAGGGATTTTGGATCTGTATGAGCGTTTGGCTCCGCAGCGGCGCATTTCGTTCAATGCCATGGTGCACCGTACCAACACCAGCCGAGAGGCGATCGCTCAGTTCTTCCTCAAACTCACAGGAGATACAACTCTTGTGATTGGTGAGGGGGCATTCGTGGATCCGTATGACGCAGGTGGTCTGGCTAACTCGTTGCAATCTGACGACCAGGCATTTGCATTTCGTCGTCAGTCACTAGATGAGATTCGACGTGGGCGAATCGTTTCTCTTGATGTCGCAAAAGCTCGTATGCGAGATTGGGCGAGGAGTATTTTGGAGAGGCAGCCTGCCTCTGTTTTAGGGCAGAAATGCGGGATGGACAACGCAGACAACTTAGCGGTTGATCTCCATGGCAATGTGCTGACTTGCCAAAACGTGAGCGCAGTCTCTATTGCTCCGAATGGGGAGTCACACAAAGCGGGTCATCTTTCTGATTTGAACTCTGTTGCGGTTAAGACTTCCACGCACTGGAGTCATCGTAAAGAGTGCGTGAGTTGCCCCGTTCTTCAAGCGTGCAAGGGTGCTTGTATGTTTTTAGAGGGGCCTTTGTGGGAGGCTGCATGCGATAACGCCTATTCAGATCATGTTCCCTTTTTTGTCGCTGCAATTGAACATCTGACGGGATGTTCTGTCTATCGAATTGAGGGTGATCTGCCTGAAAGTCGTTCAGACATCTTTGGTTTGTCTGTGGTGGCAAGTCAATGTGCGCCAGAGCGACGCGTCGTCCCTATCGGTGTGTCTCATGCCTGATGCTTCCCTTTCCGACGCAATAAGGGAGGCGTATGCGAGTGCACCATCGGATGTGGTGATCCTGCACACCTTGGAGCTGCGTCATCCTGACTTTAAAAACGAGTCGGGCGTGACAACAGCTATCCGGGTGGTGCGAGACCAACAAGACCTCTTTGCTCGCCTGGAAGCCTCAGCACCGTTGAACTCAAGTGAAACGGTGAGGTTCGTGGCCATGGGATTCGATTTGGATCTGCCACCTGTGGATATTGCTCCCGTTCCTGAGGTCGTGCTGACCTTAGACAACGTCTCACGCGAGATCGTCAAACACCTCGATGCTGCATCCGAGTCAGAAGCTTCCATCGAAGTCACTTATCGCCCGTACTTGTCAAACGATGTGGAGGGGCCGCAGATGGACCCTCCCATCACGCTGGTACTAACCGAGGTGGAGGCGGATGTGATGCGAGTGACCGCAAGGGCGCGAATGGTCGATATCGGTAATAAGGCGTTTCCGAGTCGGTTGTACACCTCCACAGAGTTTCCGGGTCTTGCCCGGTGATGGGTAAGTAATGAAACTAACAGACGACTACTGGGCGCACCGCTACATAGGTCGCCCATGGATAGCAGGTGCGCGAGGCCCCGAGTCATTTGACTGCTGGGGCCTTTTTTTATGGGTGCAGTGGCATCACTTCGGACGTGAGCTTCCGCTCATCCCCGTGGATGCGCTGGATCTGCGAGTGGTGCTCAAGACGTTCAAAGAACACCCTGAGCGAAAACGCTGGCAGCGCGTGCCAACGCCAAAACATGGGGACGCCGTGCTGATGCGTCAATCCAAATATCCAGCGCATGTCGGTGTTTGGCTAGACATTGATGGTGGAGGCGTGTTGCATTGCGCGCAAGGTGCGGGTGTGGTGTTTCAGGACTTGTGGGCGCTTGACCGTCATGGTTGGCGTGTCGAGGGGTTTTATGCATTTCGAGGTGAGCCATGCCAAGCAGCAATGACGGTGTCGTAGTTTGGCTTCGAAACCCATTCGATCCCCATGAGCGTGATGTCCATCACGTTCAGGGCAATCCAACCATCAGCCAATGGATGAACCAAGAGCAGATCGTTTTTGAGCAACCAACGCTGGTGCTCAAGAACGGTAAGCCTGTGCTGATGGCTGAACGCTGCCTGACCCTCATCGAGGCTGGAGATGTCATTGCATTGGTGTCGCTGCCGCAAGGCGGTGGAGGCGGGGGTAAGAACCCGTTGCAGACTGTTCTGATGATTGCCGTTTTGGTCGTGGCCAACGCCTATGGCGCTCAGCTGGCCGCATCGTTTGGATATTCCGGGGCGGTAGCGACTTCGGTGGCATCGGCCGCAATCGCTGTGACGGGTTCGATCATCGTGAATGCCTTGGTCCCGCTACCCAATCAGAGTCTGCCCAATGCGACAGCTAGTTCCTCTTCGCCAAGTCCAACTTACTCACTGCAGGCGCGTGGCAACTACGGACGGCTGTCCCAGCCAATTCCTGTTGTGTATGGGCAGCATCTGATCTATCCGGATTTGGCAGCGATGCCCTATACGGAGTATGTCGACAACGAGGAGTACCTGCACCAACTCCATGTGATCGGCATTGGGCACTTCCAGTTTGAGGAGCTGTCGATTGATGACAGTCCCATTTCTTCGTTTGAAGAAGTGCAGGCCCAAGTCATTGACCCGGGTGGTCAAAACACCTTGTTCAACAACGATGTGGTGACAGCGGCTGAGGTGACGGGGCAGGAGTTGATTGCCGTCGCTGATACGGGCGGCAGCATCATTGGACCCTTTGCACTCAACCCTGCGGGGACTCAAGTCAATCAGATTGGCATTGACGTTGTGATGATGCGTGGCTTGTACTACGCGACTGATGGTGGAACGCTGGATAGTCGAACCGTTCAATGGCGGGTTGAGGCAAGAACCATCAATGACGATGGGGATGCCACCTCCGGATGGCTTCACCTTGCCGATGAGTCCTACTCGGCAGCTACCAATACAGCTCAACGTAGAACCTACAAATACGGAGTGGGTGCCGGGCGCTACGAGGTGCGCGTTCAAAGGCTAGACACCAAAGACGTCAGTACTCGTGCGGGGCATGAGCTTCGCTGGGGACAGGCCAAGGGCTATCTGGTCAATCCAACTTTTCCGCCGGATTTGACCTTGCTGGCTTTGCGCATGCGTGCAACGGACAACTTGTCGCAGCGGTCATCTCGTTTGGTGAACTGCTTGGTCACACGAAAGCTCCCTGTTTGGTCAAAGACCACAGGGTGGAGTTCACCACAAGCTACTAGCTCGATTGCTTGGGCATTTGCCGATGCAACGCGCTCGAGCTACGGGGCAGGGTTGCCTGATGCAAAGATTGACTTGAATGCACTAGCTCGACTGGACGGCGTGTGGTCTGCACGTGGGGATACGTTCAATGGCGTGTTTGACCAGAACCTAACGGTTTGGGACGCCATGGGGCAGATTGCCAGAGCTGGGCGTGCGGTGCCGTTCCTTCAAGGCGGCATCGTGCGCATTGTTCGAGATGAGCCCAAGACCATCCCTGTGGCCTTGTTCTCCACCCGAAACATCGTGCGCAGCAGTTTGAAGATTCAGTACGTGATGCCAGGTGATGCGACAGCGGATGCGGTCACAGTTGAATACTTCAACCCCAAGAGCTGGAAGCCTGATGAGGTCACGGTGGCCCTTGCGGGTTCGGCCCTCTCTAAGCCTGCTCGCTTGAAGCTCTTTGGTTGCACTGACAAGTTCCAAGCGATGCGTGAGGGAAAGTACATCGCGGCGGCCAATCGATACCGCAGACGAATCATCACTTTTAGGACGGAGCTGGAAGGGCTCATCCCGACC